GATAGAACGGCAAGAATTAATTTTTTGTAAAGTTTGATTTATAATTTCAACAGATGTTCCTCTGGAGTTACAAATTAATGAACGACAATATCCAGCACTATTAGTTCTTCTTGATCTTGGCATAAAGTAATCAAACACATCTTCAAACTTTGCATATCTTTTTGCAATCAATTTGTTTTGTTTGAAGGTTAAGTCATCATTACTAATATGAATATGTAATCCCGTGCTTTTATTTACTCGAGCTTCGATTTTGTTTGAAACTAAAGTTTCACAAACTTTTTCGATTTGAGCTAAAGTAGTTTCATTAAAATCCATAACGGGCGAAACCATTTCCCAACCACGAACATAAGGTTCTGGGGTAGTAGTGTCAGTATTAGCGACAGGAAATTGTGATAAATGTGGTGGATGGTTTAAGCTACCATCAGTTTTTAAAGTCCAATTCTGACATCTTCTAGTTTGATAAGTAGCAGAATTTTGAAAAGGAATCCCAGCTTCTACAAAAGCATTTTCGATTGTAGTTCTTGATCGTGGAGAATAAAATTCTATTTCCACTCCTACAGTTCTTTGGATTTCTTGGTTATTTAAGTTTGTCATTTGTTCTCCTTTGTTAAATCGTTAAATCCCTTTATTTATACATTATTCTTGTATTTATTGCAAAATAATTATTTATCCCTTGTTTTCTGGGATTATTTGAGGGTGTCGTTTAGGGGAGAATTAGAGAAATGATGGGTTTTTTAGTACCAGCTAGATGGGTAGAGGGTAAAGGGGTTAGGACACTTATTAAGTGCCTGTAGGGTACTTAAAATCGATTTTAAAGACTACTTTGTAAGTCCTTTAGCTTTTTCAAAACTTCTCATACCAGCGACACCGAGCATTGAGGTGACAATTGCTAGCAAAGGGCCAGTCTGGATTTCTGGAGCTGTTAAATTTAATCCTGCAAATTTGGAATACCATTCAATACAAGGCGATAAGATAAACTCAAACATTAATGCACTACCTCCAATCCAGCCGATAAAGGGCCTCCAGCCAGAAACAAATACACTTCGATGTCCAGCTTCTTTAGCATTCACATCTAATTGTTTTTCAGCTAACTTTTGCTGTATGCGTTGCATTAATATTTTTTTATCTAGCTTTTCTCCCTCGCTAGTGTGCAAATCATCAACCACTTTGGCAATAGTTTTTAAAGCACCATCCTTGCCACCAAGCAGACTTCCTAATACTTGTAATACCATATTATGCGTTCCTCATTAGTTCTGATAAATCGTGAGCTCTTTTAAATGTTTGTTTCGCCCAATTACTGTCCAGCATTTCATCTGCTGCTTTTTTATAGTTCCTGTCTTTGATAGCTTTAATCATATTCTTGAATTTCATAACACGAGTTCTACCCATTTGAAAGCACATCTCTAGAATTATCTCCTTTACAATGATTGGCTGTTCTCCAGAACTTTCATCATAGATTTCCATTGTAATAATATTCATATCCTTTTTGGCGATATTGAAATCATATTCAAAAACCCTTTCCAGAGACTTTCTGGAATATCTTTGTCCGATACGAAAGACATCCGTTGGATTAATCAAGTGACCATAACCTATGGTGGCATTTCCAAGATGGTCTTTATAAACAGTATCACGATAACCTTCGTGAGTTTTGATTCGATGTTTAACTGCCTCAAAATCCCACATACTAGACATTAACTCCCCCTATTAAAACTCTTGTACGAGCGAATAAGAGCTTTTTTATTCTCGTAAAAATAGAATTATCCATAAATTTCCCTTAAACTCCGCATAGTTGTTGTTTTGACTTCTGCTATGTGATTGTCGTAAATTTCCAAATCGACAATCCCCCACCACCAGCCGGTAACTCCCAACTTTGCATAATCTTCTATGTGTCCATCAGGCATAGAACATCCTACATTGATAACTCTTGTATAATTGTTATGGCCTATTTTTGGAATCCTAACATCATTTGATTTATGGGAATGTCCATAGACTACATCGAACAAACTATTCAATCCGATATTTCTTTCAGCTCCAACTCCACCAAACTCCTTACCCATAATGTTCATAGGGCAGTGAGTGAACCCAACTCCACCAATAAAAATGAATTGTCCGTAATTGGAGTAAGTCCAGGCATATCGTGTAAAGAGATCGAGCAATTTTTTCTTTCCCATATTGTAATATTCTGGATTAGCATCTTCCCATTTCCATAATCTTTGTTCGTGGTTTCCTAAAGTAATATGTTTGGGAATATTAGACTTACCTAAAGTCTTGTCAAATAATTTTAAAACTGTTTCTAGTGATTCTAGATCTTCTAATAGTGTACCCTTGTTTCTTCTTGCAGCCATTGTATCATTTTTGATATGCCAACAACAAGAATCTATGGAACTGAAATCTCCTATTTGAACAATGCGATCTGGTTTAGTTTTCTTTATGTGTTTGGCTATCCAGACAATGCGTTCCTTATCTAATTTTGGTGAGTCGTGAAAATCTCCAATGACACATACACGCGTGGATTTCATCCATTATCTTTACCATTTATTTTAAAGTGAATCCAATTTTGGAAATTACATACCTGTCAAGAAAGACCTTAATGCCCATCCAAGCACACCTATAACATTAATAATTAACAGTCTATAAATCCAATCTATTTTTGAACTGATGTGTACAATATGGTTATCTAGTTTTTGATTGATAAGCTTTAGCTCTCCATCAATGCGAATAATGTCCTCACGATTTTGAGTCGGCTTAGCCATATCAAGCTCCTACCCCAGCTTTTAATAATGGAAAAGCATCAAAGGGAATACAGAATGCTTCTGTTACTATTTTATCTTTATAATCTCTGCCTTTGTTTTCATATGAATCCATATAACGAACTCTCGCTATTTCACATTCAACATCATCATAATACAATACAGCATTATATCTTACTGTTGTTTGATTAGGAGATGACATAAGCATCAACAATAAAAAAACTGTTTTCATTTTTAATCTCCATAGGAATAGGACCTATTGGAATTGTTACCTTCTATTAATTCAAATAATCTATCGTGTTGCTTGATGATTTTCTTGTTTGTTTTTTGAATATCAGCATCTTTGTTTTTCAATTTTTTGACCACTTGTCTTAATTCTTTTACTTCAGCTATGATGTTCTCCAAGTCTAGTTTCATCTTAACTTGGTTTTCAATGACATCTTTCTGGTTTTCTTCCTCAAATGTTGAGTAAAGAATTTCCACCTTGCTATCTATTTTAGATACATACCAAACCAATCCTACTGCCTGTAATATAACAGCAAAGATTAAAGCCATAGGTATTTTCATTCCGTTCATATGCTACTCCATATAAGAAATATAAATATTATTACAGCCGTAATTGATATAATTATTGCAGTCTTGTCAAACCAATCAAGCATTTCTATGCCCCACAACTTTCACATTCTGAATCACAAGTACAAGGTTCTTGGTTGCATGCTGGACAACTTTTTTCAGCATCACTACAGCTAGGATGAGTACATTTGGATTTTAATATTCCGCAAGGACAAAGATCACTCATTGTTTTCTATTTCTCTTGTTCCATCGTTTATGCCAAGCCCAGCAACTAATTTTACTTCCATACACTTCAAGAAAATTTAGAAAGAAGTTTCTCATTTATCTTTTCCCCACACAAATTCCTGTTTTATAGTCCACGATTCCTTATTAGAATCTGCTGTTGTAGTAGAATCATTTTTTGCATCCTTTACTGTATCATTAGTTGTATCTGTATGACCATAGGTAACTGTAGTCTTTGATGGTCGTACATCAAATTTGTGCATTAGCATTGGAGTGCAACCATACATAGAAAATACAGCTAGACTAATCATAATTATTTTGAACTTTCCCATTTTTTTCTAGCTTGCAATGTCCATTCCTTTAATGCTTCCTTTGATACTTCTTTATCTACCATAACTGCTCCATCAGGCAATTCACTATGTAGAGTAATAACTTTCCCATCTTTCATTTCCACTAAAGCTGGGGAACAAAAAGCATCTTTTTGAAATTCCTTATCCCTTTTTAATAGTCTAACTTCTTTCATACAAGATGACAAGGATTCCATAGGAACATATTGTGTCATTCTGCTTTCTGTATCATTCATATTGCCGAATATGAACATTACAATTACACTAATGACTTCCATTTGCTTCTCTCACTTTATCCTTTAGCTTTTCGATATCTTGAATCATTTTTTCGATATCCTGTTGTGCCCTCTTTATATTTACTGAATTTGACATCATTGACTCCATTTCTTTCTGCATACCCTCAACTTGACTACTCATAAACTCAATTAACATATCCTGTTGAGCATCTGCTGGCAAGGAACCCATTTCGCCACGAGGCCATTTAATTCTAAACTCTGTATTTTTTTGTAGATCAGCTTCGGCTAATGTAGCTTTTGTTTCGATGGAGTTTAATCTCTCTATAATTCCAAAATATGCCCAAACTCCAACTGCTACACTACCTACGATCGTAATTAAGTTTTTTATCGGCATTGCGATTGCCGTTCTGTCGCTGACTACATTTGCAGTTTGGGGATAGGGTTTCTCTGCCATTGTTCATTATGGTGTATTTGGCATTAATTTTTCAATTTTAACTCTGCTATCTCTGGGCGATTCATTATCGAGTTCTTGAAAAGAGGGTGGACTAACTTTTTCAGGCAAATCCCTTAATTTTTTCCTATAGGAAATCCATTTGTCACTATCTGGTCTGTCAGGCAATGCGTGTTCATCACTCTTTTGTAATAATTCATTCCTCACATTCCTTAAAACCACCCACCAATATTGCATCATAGCACCTTTTTTTCCGTTAAGCAGTTCCTTTTCAGTCGGTATAGGAATGTCCTTGTTAAGCCAACTTATTTGTGTGCCTTTTACAATGGATTCATTGTATAATTTGTAATCTCTGCCATTTTTTAATTTAGGATAAAGATAAGGCAAGACAACATTCAATCTTCTGGAATCGCTATGCATCTAGGGTCGCTTGGTCATCTTCCCTTTGTTTCCTATTTTTATAGTCTGGTCTTGAAGTAATCAAAGCAACGAAATCAGCTTGATTTGACGGAATGGGGTCGGTGAATGAATCATCATTCATTAATGTCGTAGTCCATTGTGTCCTAAAACGCTTCCAGCAGTTATTGACCTTGCCATCAACTGCTTTTTGAATCCAATCGTCAAGTCCTGCATTATCAGTATCACTATATAAATCGTTTTTTAATATTGTTTGTTGTAAGTCCGTAAGACTTATTGTTTTAGTGTGTGTAGCCATTTTATAACTCCTTTATGTTAAATTGTTTCATTTTGGCTTATCCTAGTAAATATCCACTAAAAAATGTATATTCTTGTGCAATCCAGGGCTGTTGACTTCCTTGGTCATTCCTGAATTGGAAAACTGCTGTGTCACTTGCATCCATATCAGCAGCTACACCAAACGCAAAGAAATATGTACCATCAACACCAAAAGCATTATTTAAACTAAACATAGGTGTCCATCTTCTGTTGCTTGTTAAAACGAAAAGGGCTGAATAGTTATTATCGTGGTCAAAGTCATACACACCTACAGTTCCACTTAACATATACATTCCAGTTACAGGGGCTGTGAAAGTATTAGTGCCATCCCAGTCCCCATTTCTGTCTAAAATTTCCGTATTAGCAGTAATAGTATGAGTTGTATCTGCTGAAATATCGGCTGAATTTGCAGATGGAGAAACAACAAAAGCTGGTTGCAATGGTTGTGTTATATGACCATTTGTATCAATCGTCATAGCCGTATTACCATTTGTTTCAAGAGAAAGTGTGTAAGCATCATTAGAGCCAATGACTTTGTTCGCACCGAATGTATCGCCACCGAATGACAGGTCTCCACCAGCAGAAACACTTTCCATCGCTGGGGGGCTACCAGCACCTGTTGAGGTCAAAACTTGACCATCACTACCAGTCGCTATTGCCGCTGGATTACCACTAGCATCATAAGAAATGATATTCCCATCTGTTCCACTAGCCATCTTCGCAAGTGTAATTGCATCATCAGAAATGGCATCTGTCGTTATTTTTTTAATAATACCAGAACCCCTGATATTATTTTGTCCTACAATTCCACTCATAATTTCTCCTATAATGTTTGATCTAAATAAGTCACAACAATATCAACATTGGCTGAACTTGCAGTTGCGGCACATAAATGGTCAGTACCCTCTATGACTATTCTGTCATTATGAATAAATGTTTCATTCGCACCTAAAGCTTGGTCGGAATAGATTTCATAATCCGTTCCTCCACCATTGTCATCAATATACAAATCAAATGTTTCAGCCGCACCAGCAGTTTCACAAATTGAAATTGAAAGAATAGCATAAGTATGTCCACTCACACCATTAATTAAAACACTTTCAGAATTTGTAACCCCAGCCGTATGCGATACTTTTAATAATTCACTTGCCATATTTTACTCCTTAAAATCCCATTACCATTGCTTTGCCTGTTCCACAAGTCGTAGGAATCCAATCTGCGCCAATTGTAACTGAACTGTCTGTCCAATCAACAGTATTAGCCGTTGTATTAATTGTTCCCATTTCTATTGAATCAGAGCCATCATAAAAATATAATTTATAAGCCGTAATACCCCCAGAGGTGTCAACCCAAAGTGACCCAGCACTTAAACTAGCTGGTGCAGAAGCACCTATGTTTGTTGTATTCAAAGCACCTAAAATATTATTGAGTTCCGTTCTAAAGGCGGAAAATCCTTGGTTGGCAATACTGACATCTGAAACTTGTGACATATTTTCTTTTTATCCTATTCGTTTATTTTTTACAATCTTTTATGGTGTTAGTCCATAGCCTTTTGCAACATAATCAAAAGTCCTGTCAACACCACTTGCGCTTGAATTTTTAAAAGCAATGGAAAACCCTGTAACACTTTTACCTGAGATTGTGAAGTAATCTCCTGTTGCCATATTTTGTGCGGCAATTCCAAGTGATGGTGTGGCA